AGACAACCCAGTGAATTCCTCTTGATTCAGGCCGGTGTTGCCATAGAACAGGGTCGTGCAGAACTTGTTGCCCATCGCCTCAATGAACGCCTTGTCTTCCGACAAGCGGAAGGCGCTCACATCGCCGTTGAGTTCAGCCAAGTCCTTATCAACTTCGTTCCACCCTTCCAGCATGCCGCACTGCTCATCGATCTGAGCCGTGGTGCTCTTGCTGGGCGTAATCCCCGCATTCATGAGGCGGTAGGCCACCGTGGGGAGTCCGGTCCTTACCACTGTCCGGTGTCCGGTCGGGAGGTTGCCTTCTACCCAGGGAATATCGTCCACGACTTCGTTCCGCTGGGAGAGCAACTCTGCAATCCCTTGGATTTTTCCGTTTGGCTGCACGCGCTTCGCGTGATCCACCAAGGTCAATAAACTTGTGCCTAACGTAGCCATATGCCTCTACCCTTTCACGGTTTAGGTCCGTGCGGGTGCGTCATACAACAGCTCAGCGAGGGACTTTGTCCGAGCTGTCGGACCACCATCGCCACGGGCTTGCGTCACCGATGGCGCAGGTTGCCCGGTCGGTGTCACGTGTAATTTTTTTGTAATTTCCGCCTCAATGGCCGGTCTCGCCTCGGCGATAATCTTGACCGTCCATTGCGTCGGGTCATTGCCGTACTGTGCTTTAAAGGCGTGCTCTTCGAGGACGGTCCAGGCTTCGAGCGTGGGCTGCGGGCTATTCGCCACGCGGACGTGATACCAGGGCTCTTGCGCGATGAGCCCCTTGTATTCCGATTGCTCCGCATAGATCCGCTCTTCCACATGCTCAGCCCCGTACTTCTGATTGGCCAGTTCTCGGCTCGCGATTTCTCGCCCCTCAAACTTGGCCCGTTCCGCAATCTGCTCAGGCGTCGGTTGCTGCGGCTCCTCATAGGTGCCGTCTAGCCGAGCCTGTAAGACGCGGTTCTCCTCGATGACTTGAGACATCCTCGATTTGAGTTCTTGGACTTCTCGCCCGAGCTTGAGCGCGGCCTTGGCGTGCCCCGCGTCTGCCTTCGCTTTCTCGGCGGCTTTAACGCGCTCGGCCTCAGCTTCCTTCTGAGGGTCTGGTTTCACCTCGCCAGCGGAGGGCTCGTTCCCTTGTGCAGGGGGAGCGGTTCCGGTCTCTGGATTCGGCGTGGAAGTTGGCGTCTCTTCCTGAGTCACCGGCGACGGCACCGATGGAGTCCCGTAGAGCGTCTTGGCGAGATCAACGGGGGCATGGGCCGCCACAGTGGAGGAAGGGTCTGCGATTGCTGTACTCATGCTGGTGCTGCTCCTTGTGCAGGGGGTTGGAACTCTTGTCGTAGGTGCATCCGCCCTTCGATGGCGGTCTGCAACGCGGACAGGTCTACACGGCCACGTTCAACCGTGGCTCTCGTGCCCTCTTTGATTTGCGTGTTGATGAGATCGGCCTTGAGCTTCTTCAGGAAGGCGGGGTCTTCCCCGGCTTGCATGATGGCTTGCGCCAGCTCAGGACTCTGGTACGCCGTCAGCGCGTAATACGCTTGCATTTCCGGGGTGAGGTCTTTCCAATCCTGTGAGAGCGAAATCTTCGGCATGGCGGGGCCGGTCGAGGATTGCTGATCGATCATCTTGATCAGCCCTTCCTTGTCGCGAAGCTCCGTCAACTGAATGCCGAGCTTGACCATCCCCGGCCCGAGGGGGGCCAATTGCGGCAAGACGGTCAGCAGCATTTCGGCCTGCTGCTCGCGCAGGACGGCGTAATCCTTCTCTTCCGTCAGGACGATGTCGTAGACCCGCTCCTTGAGCGCTTGGATCGCGCCCTTCGTCATCTGGACCACGCGCGGCGCGTTCGGATCGTCGGTAATCTGGAAGGACATCTCCTCGGTGAGGTATTGCTTCATGTAGGCATGGGCGAGACGTGCCCGCATAAACCGCGAGCGGCGGAGGTTGGCATGCAGCGGGGTAATGACTTGCGCCCCGACCATCTGCTTTCTCGCCATCCCGGAGCCCGACCGAATCTCGCTCGGCTCTTCCAAGGCCTTCTCTTGCCCGGCCACGCGGAGAATGGCGTCTTTATCCTCTTGGAGCAGGGCGAGCTGCCCTTGCCCGATCTCCGTATTCGCCCGGAGGAGGACTTTCCCTTGCGAGAGCGCCCCTTCTCGGACTTCCATGAGCCCATCTGGGCGGGCCTTCTCGATCTGAAAGGCTTCGGGATCTTCGACCGCGTTCTTTTCGACAATGGCTTGGTTGTTCGACAGCGCGGCTAAGGCCTTGCTCTCCCGCTTGTTGATGGCTTCCACCAGGGGGACGAGGCGGCTGGCGAGCGGCAGCGGGAGTCCGTTCTTCTTGAGGCCCGAGTAGTACGGGATGTAAGGGAAGAGGTTCGTGACATGCTCGGACACGTCGTGGTGGAGGAGTAGACTCCCCAGGAGTACACCCGTATACATGCGGTCTTGCAGGACGGTCGAGAGGATGAAGTCGTCGCCCGCTTGCTTCAGGACCGCATGGGCCTGCTTCGCATCGAGCGGGACCGGGAGGGCCACAACCCCCTCTTGGTTCAGCAGGTAGTAGACCTTAATTTTGCGCTTGTACCAGATTTCAAACGGTCGGATCCGTGCCCGTCCGCCGGTGCCCTGCACAGATAGGGCGTACATCGAGCCCGGCATCCCCTGTTCGTTCTGCAAGGAGGCGGCGATATTGCCGATATGAGGCATGGAGCCGCCGTAGCCGCTCGAAATGTAGTCGCGGATGGCGTCTTCTTTGTCAGGAAACAGCGCCATCCCGTCCTCCTGATCCATCCAGGACCCTTCCATGATGTATTTCGCATCATCATTGGGGTCGTAGCGGACCGAATACGGGTCTTTGTAGATATGGAAGGGGTTGACCGACCGAACTTTGTTGTACTTTTGGCCTAATTCATTGGTCGTGATGTACGATTTCAGCCAGCCGACCCCGCCCAAGTTCCCATCCCAGACTTGTTCCTGTTCTTCAAACTCAATTTGGTTCAGGGTGTCGTTGTGGGCCTGATAATCCTTCGCGAGATTGGCGACGGGGTCATCTTGTGGCGTATTCCGGCCAAGAAACGTGACGCGTTGACGGGTTTGGATGAATTGCCCGGCGATACGCTCCAGAATCGGGGCCATTTCATTGCGTTTCGTCGGCGGTTGCCCGCGCTCAAGCAGAATTTGGAGTTCGTCGGCGGTATAAAACTCGTTTTCGGCAAAACAGTGGTTAATCGAGGCTTCGGCTTCGTAGAGGCGGCGCAAGGGGGAGGTCGTCGCCTCCACCACAAACCGCTGGAGACGGGTAATGATCTGCGTCTCGTCTTCTTGCTTGGCGGACGACACCAAGAAGTCGAGCTGCTCTTTCGAGGTCTTCGCTGTGGAGGTCGGAACGCTCGCTGAAGCCGCCACGAAGGGATAAATCCCTCGCGCGCGGCTCCGGAGAGGCGGGCACGGGTAGAAGTTAGAGTACCGCTACCACGTTTCTTTCAGCTTGTCAAGCTGTTCAAAGGCGAGGTGCATTTCGCGCAATGCACCCTTCGCCTTCCGGTGGGCATCATCGAGAATCACTTTCAGCATTTCTTGCCTTTGCCTTTGCTTTTCGCTTTCTTCATGCCGATCACCTCCTTTCATGTAAACCTCTCACTAGGTCGAGAGCCTCTCCGAGTCTTGTGAGATCTCGGAGCTCATAGTATGAGAACTCTTCAATCGCTTGAAGCCCTAGCTCTTCGAGGAATTTTATCGCCTCATCGCATGTCGTAATAGGGGCGTCTCGATTCATTCTTTCATCCGATATGGCCTCGGATCCGTGCGAATAGTTTTCATCTTCACGGCCAGTTCGAGTTGGGAGATCCGTTCCTCCATCGATCTCAGCTCGGCGCGGATACGGTCCATCATCGGCCCTGCCATGAGGCTCTTGGCGAGTTCTTCGCATTTTATGCGGGCCACTTCAGATGCATCCGCGTAGATTTTCATCCTCGCCTCAACTTCCTGATACCGCTCAAGCGGAGAGATTGGGACTGGCTCACGTTTGGCAAATTCATGGCCACAATGCCCGCAAAACCGTTCCTCTAGTTCCATCGTGCCTCCTTTCATCATCTTCCTTCAGCATCCATGCCTCCCTCTTTCGTAGGATTCCTGTAGCATCGCCACCAGTTTATCAAGGTATGGGAGCAGTTCTTGATGGATATACTCCACAGGACTAGGAGAGAGGATGAGAAGTTCTAACGGGATGTCCACTGTTGCCGTTGGCATCCTCCCTTCTCTCGCATCAATGACTTCCCCATGTTTATAGGCCATCGAAATTTGCACAAGAATAGACGTAGGGTTCATGTGGTCCGCGACCTCCCTAGACGAGTTTCCATGAGAGCGGCGTATACCGCTGGTAGCCGGTGGCTTGGGTAAACCGAACCGGCAGTTTACTGCAATAGCGGAGGTAGCCGCGCCACGCGAGGCAGAGCGCATCCGCTTGGTTGGGAGAATGGAGCAGCGGTTTCACGTTGGGAATCCCTGACGAAGACCCCTTGCCTTGGACTTTCGTGCGGGTGCGTCCGTTCAATTCGACCGCGCCCCACTTAATCGACGTTACCTGTGAAATCAGATCATCACACTGTTGGATCTTATGTCTGCGCTCAGGGTCGTTCTCGATCACGATTTCTTTGGACTCCATGAACGCTTCGCGGAGTTCCCACCAGAGTTCATCCCGCATCCGATGGAATTCCGTCTCCCGCGTGGGCGATTCGGCGGCATCGACGCCATAGAGGTTTCGAACATGGTGTTTCTCTTGGAGGACTTTATAGGTACTCCTGCCGAGTCCACCGTAGTCCACCACGACGGCATAGGAGGCCTCGGGCGACAGGGAGGCTTGCTCGGTTTTGAGGAGTTGGGCCACGAGATCGGCTAAGCGGAATTCATCCACCCCGACATGCTCTTGCAGCTCGACCAGTTTCGGCCCGCGTAGGACGGCAATCACGGAGGGATCCCCGCCCGAGCCGCCTCCGCCTACATCGACCCCAATGGACAAGGGATCGTGGTCACTGAGGAGGATCTGCCGGTCCAGGGCGTTGAGGACCGCGTCATAATGGATCAGGGTATCGGACGACTGGCGTGGCGGGAGGCCAATGACGCGGACCCGGACGGTATCGGAATCCTCCCCGTACTTTTCAATCAGGGCATCTTGGGCGCGTTCGTTAAACCAGGTAAACCGGCCAGGGTTCGCCAGCTTCTCGCGCTTTAATTGTCGGGCATCCCATTGGAGGCAGACCCAATATTTCCGGTTCTTCGTCTGTGTGTCCGCCACAAACCCCGTGCGTTTCGTGGGGTTGTAGATCATGAGGATCATGGAGAGGGGATCGGAGAGTCCGCCTTCAATCGGGACAAACACCGGCTCTGGCACGCCCGCCGCTTCCGTGATCCCATAGAACACCCCCAGGGCGTGAATCCCTTGCAGCACCACCCCTTGCTCTTCCGGGTTCGCGTTCTGTTGGATCGTCCGGGGCTCAATCTTGATGGCTGACCCATGATCGGGGTCCACCGTCAGGTAGATCTTCTTTTCCTGTTTCGTAAAATGCGCGTTCAGAATCTCCGAGCCCGCAATGACCTTGGTAAACTCCGGCCAGAGGGTGGAATGGAGTGTGGGTCCCGCCGGAGCCGTACAGACCCCCTTCGGGGCGAACTCGTACAGGACCAGCATATAGTGCAGCATGATCCCGACCATCGACCGCTCCTTGCCCAATCCATGGCCCGAGGCAATCGAGATCCCCATCTTGTCCGCATACTCGCGCTCCTCCCCCGTCATATGCGCCTCGACTTGCGGCGGATCCAGCAGGCCCTCCCGCATCGCCACATTCAACTGATACCGCTTCAATTTCGCGTTCAGGAGCTTGCCGTATTCCGTCCACAATTCCCGCTGCCCCGACCATGGATCAAACTCCTTCCCCAAAAACTTACAGGCCCAATAAAACGGATCCGTCACCCATCGGTGGCCTTCCTTCTTCTCGGTGGGACTGACTGCGCGTTGCGCGACCGCCATGCAACTCCTTTTTTTTGTAGGAAATTTTTTGTGAGGTCGAGGTGCGGAGGAGGCGATGGCGATGACAGACAACTATTCTCCCCCCTGCCCCCCGGTCTCCCCACCTACAACATCGGCTGATACCGCTGGACTCTCCTGCTCCCCCTGGACTCCTGCTCCTTCCTGAGGAGCATGATCTCTAGATCCTTTAGATTTCATAGGCTTATAGATATCTCTGACCGTAGATTGGAGAATCTGAGTCACGAGACTGTGGTTGGCGGTACTCTGGCCTGTCTCTAGCCGCTCTTTGTCGTACAGCGTACCATGTTGGGTATTGAGGGCGAACATCATCCCAGTTATTTGAGCTGGCGTCAGTGCCGCTAGGAGCCCATCCTCCCCTAACCGCTCTAATAGCCGCTCTTGGATCGTCAGATTCTTAGCTTGGAGGGTGGCGAGCACATCAGCTCGTCCCCTCCTAAACTCTGCAACTGCTTGATATTCTGGCTGAATCTTATCAAGGAATCGTCGGATGGTGGAGGAATGGAGGCCAGTCGCCTTGGCGATCTGGACACTATTCAACCCCTTGCTGGCCAGATCGACAATGGCTTTACGCTGGCGCTTGGATTGTGTGCGGATTGTGGGGAGTGGCGGGGCTGGCGGGCCAGTGGGCGCGACATCCATAATGCGCTAGCTGTACTCCAGCGGAGTCCACAAGTCAAGGGAAGGAATCAAGAGGTGTGCTCGGTGG